GGAACATCCCGATAAGGTGAGAATAGCGAAGTAATTTCTTATTGCAAGAAGTATTTTCGCAATAAGTATTTTTACTGACCAAGGAAGTCTAGCCATATTGTGAGGGCTGCGACGAACGTCGCCAGCCCGAACAATTCAAACACGTCCCACAAAATGTTTTTCATGATCAACCCCAATCTTTGAAGTCGCTGTTTTCGGAATAGCCCAAGCAATATTCATCGATTTGCTCTTGCGTCAGGTCGATGATGCGGCTGGTGTTGATGTAATAATGCGGGTCGGGCTTGCGTCCGTAATAGCTGTCTGCAGCGCCACGGTCATAAAGGGATTGGTGACCCCGATCCATTCCGTCGTTTTCGATCATAATAAAATCAAGCATGTTAATCTCCTTATTCGGTAATGGGTTCAATGTTTTTGATGCGTGCTTGAAGATACCCAATAGTGTCGGCTGGTTCCCAAAAATTACCTTTCAAAATGAAACCTTCGACACTGCGGTTCCCGTCATTAGCGTCCCAAGTCCAACCATCATTAAGATGAATAATTGCCTTATCGGGTTCATCATAATCGACTTTCTGGTCAATGCGGGCATCGCCCTTAATGATCTTTTGAACAAGTGCTGATGTTAAGTGCATTGGAACCTCCGTTGTTGATATAAATACAATATGTGAAACAATTTCGTTCGTCAACAAGAAAAGCGAAATTGTTTCATTTTTTTATTATTGTTTCGGGCGGGCAATGATGGTCTGTTTCACGCCATCGCGTTCGCCGTGTTCTTTGATAGTCGCTTTGACCTTGACGGTATCGCCTTTAACAGCAAACTGGTTACCGGTGTTGTAGAGGGCTGACGAGCCTTTGTAGATCACGATGTTGCCATCCGCATCGCGCAGACCGAAGACGTTGGTGATGCCAAACTGTGTTTGGTAGTCAGTCACAAACGAGACGGTCAGCTCGAAGTCGCGGCGTTCGCCGACAGTGCCAATGTGCTGGCTGGCGAGGTTCTGTGCGCGGAACTCAGCCTTGCGCTCTTCGCGCTTAACAATGACGTTGCGGACAGCATCAGCCTGCTTGTCGGTCAGACCGCCAAATATTTGGACACTGCACCAGCAAGCGTCGATGAATTTGATGTCTGGGGTTTTGACATGCGGGCCACGAGCAATCTGCGCGTCTGACACGTTGCAGTTGATGAAATCGATCAGCAGGGCGGCATCTGCATGCGCTGCCTTAAAGCGACGTTCACCACCAATGCGGGTGTTTTCTGCAATGCGGCGGCGGATGGCTGATTCGTAGGCTGCTTCGTTGACAATCATTGTGGTATCTCCTGCTTGGTTGATGCATGTACCTTAATTGAAGTAATTTCGTTCGTCAACAAGAAAAACGAAATTACTTCAAATTATCTTTATGCCACCCCCGTCAGGATTGCATCGATTAGCAACTTGGGGTTGTTATAATAATTTTTGTTTGGCTCTGCCTCAAGCTTGACAGCCAATGCCTTTGCCAATTCCTGTTTGTCGGCGTTGTCGATGGTCATGACGCGGTATGGGCGTTCTGCCTTGCACTTGGTGCCGCCAATCTTTTTAAACTCTTGCACGATGCCCTGACGGTCGGCACGAACTACGCATGCTAAAAACAGGGTTTCATAAATTTTGGTTTTGCCGTTCAGTTCGGTCATGCTGTGGCTGTGCTCAACAGCGATGATGTCGTTCTTTTTTGCCTTGCCCATAAAAGCCTCCTGTTGGGTTGGTTGGGGGCCGAAGCCCCCGATTGATTAAGCTTGTTTTTCAACTGCGATGATGAAATTGCCGCAGCAATTATAAACATCAAAGCCTTGATATTTCCCATCATCATAAGCAGTGTAGCTGTCACCACCATCGAAAACGAACCAAACACCGCGCATGTTAAAATTGTTTTTATGGGGTGTGTATGAAGGTTCTGCTGGGTTAAACTTGCTGCCTTCGTTGGGTGTGACCATGTCAACCATGCCGTCAAAATGTGATTTTGGATTAACAAAAAGCTTGCCTTCGTTCTTTTTAATGAAGGACTTAACGGTTGCGAGTGTGATGCGTTTTGTCATGATCGGCTCCTGTTGTTAGGGCGTCGCCCTGTTGATGATTTGAATATAAGCGAAATAATTTCGTTTGTAAACCCCCAAAACGAAATAATTTCAAAAAAAATGCAGACTAAGTATTTTTGCTTATATTTCGACCAATTTGATCATGGGTTTGCCGATCACGCATTTTGTGCTATAAATGTTGAAATTCATTAGCTTTTATGGGTATTTGTATGGTTAAGCGCGGTCCACCAAATAAATTTTCGCAGGAAATCGCCGATCAAATCTGTGATCTGATGATTGCTGGTTCTGATATGGTTGATGCTTGCGAAGCGTTAAAATTAAACAGATCAACCGTTTATCGGTGGCTTGTACAGCATCCTGAGTTTGAAGCACAGTGCGCGCGCGCACGCGAAGCGTTGACTGAAGTCCGTTTGAAAAAGATCCGCGACAGGATTGAAAAGGCGGAAAAAAACGGTGCCGATCCGCAACTGCTCAAGATCCAAGTGTCGTTCGAGCAGTGGGAGGCCGAAAAGATTGCCCCTCGGTATCAGCAGAAGAACCGCACCGAGCTAACCGGCAAGGATGGCGGGCCGGTGAAGGTCGAGCACATCGATCTGTCGCATATGTCCGACGAAGAGCTGGATCTGCTTGACATGGCGCTGAATCCACCGGCGGAAGACGATGACGATGAATAAGATCGCCCTCCTTCCGCATGCGGTCGAGCGCACGCTCTGTGAGCGGTCGCTGTCCGCCTTCATCAGGAAGGCTTGGCACGTCGTCGAGCCTGGTCAGAAATACGACCACAACTGGCACGTTGACTTCATCTGTGAGCACCTAGAGGCGATCACAGACGGCATGCGAATGGAGGATGGGCGCTGGTATAACCGGTTGCTGGTGAACGTGCCTCCTGGCACGTCTAAATCGCTTCTCCTGAACGTCTTTTGGCCTGCGTGGGAATGGGGGCCGCGTGCCATGCCCCACCTTCGGTATGTTTGTGCAGCGCACAAAATCGAAAACCTATCGGCACGCGATTCGCGCCGCATGCGCCAATTAATCACGTCGGAATGGTATCAGAGCCATTGGGGTGATCGGGTGCAATTGGCGCGGGATCAGAACGAAAAACTGAACTTCGTCAATGGGGCGCAAGGCTTCCGCATTGCCACCGCCATCACGTCGCTGACCGGTATTCGTGGCGACCGCGTGATCATCGACGATCCGCACAGCGTCGATTCGGCGGCCTCCGAAGTGCAGCGGCAGGCCGAGGTGCAGACCTTCCTTGAAGCCATCCCGTCGCGCCTTAACAACCCCAAAAAGTCCGCCATCATCGTGATCATGCAGCGCCTGCATGAGGACGACATTAGCGGCGTCATCCTCGATAAGCAGTTAGGCTACGACCACATCATGCTGCCGATGCTGTTCGATCCGATCCGCGCCACGCCCACCCTGCTCGGTGCCGTCGATCCTCGAACCGAGCCGAATGAGCTGCTGTTCCCGAAGCGGTTTCCGCTTGAAGTCGTCAAGCGCGACCGAGCCGTCATGGGTGAATTTGGCTTTGCCGGTCAGTACCAGCAGGAGCCTGCGCCACGCGGTGGCGGTATCATTCAGCGCGAATGGTGGCAGTTATGGGAATCTCCCGACAATGCCTATCCGCCCTTCGAATACATCTTGGCGTCGGTCGATACCGCCTACACCGAGAAGGAAGAGAACGATTTCAGCGCCATGTCGGTGTGGGGCGTCTTCGCGCATGATCCGACTGCTCAGGCCCAGAAAATTATCGGTTCCGATGGCCGCGTCATGCAGGTCGAGCGCACCTATGGCGAACTGGCGCCGAAGGTCATGCTGATCGACGCATGGCAGGAAAAGCTGCCGATCCACAAGTTGGTGATCAAGATCGCCGAGACGGCCAAGCACTGGAAGGTTGACAAGGTGCTGATCGAGGCCAAGGCGTCCGGCATCTCGGTCGATCAGGAGTTGCGGCGGCTGTACAACCACGAGCTGTTCGCCGTCCAACTGTCCAATCCCAAACGGCTGGACAAGGTCGCACGCCTGCACTCCGTCAGCCATTTGTTTGCCGAGGGCATGGTTTACGCGCCCGACAAGGCCTATGCCGAGATGATGATCCGGCAGGTTTCGACTTTCCCGAAGGCGAAGCATGACGATCTGGTTGACACCTGCAGCCAAGCCCTGCGCCACCTGCGTGAGTTGGGCATGCTGGCACGCGGGCCGGAGCGGACAGCCGAGCTGGACGCCATGAAGCACCATCACGGATCTGCCCCGCCTCCGCTTTATCCGGCTTAGGGGCGGGCTTTTTTATTTTTCCGAACCCTGTTAAGGGTCGGAACCGAACAGGCGCTCCTGCGCCAATTGTGAGGGATTGCAATGCCACTGACGCCAGGCCTTGTGCCAAATATACGCCAAACGGCACCGGATGATCCCGATCAGCCGAACCCGATGGACATCATCATCGAGATGGCGAACGAGGGCGGCGACGTGCCTGAAATCGACCAGAATGGCGCAATTCTTAAAATTGAACATGAAGACGGGTCGATCTCGATCAGCTTGAACGGCAAGCCGCTTGGTCAATCGGGCGAGAAAAAGCCCACCGGCTGGTTTGACAATCTGGTTGACGACATCGACCAGTTTGAACTCAGCCGCATTGCCAATGAGTTGTTGAAAGACGTCGAAGAGGACATCGAAAGCCGCAAGGAATGGGTCGAGGATCGGGCGCAGGGCATCAAGCTGCTGGGCCTGAAGATCGAAGTGCCTTCGCTTGCGGGTGCTGCGGATGGTGCGCCAATCGACGGTATGAGCAAAGTCCGCCACCCATTGCTGCTTGAAGCCGTCTTACGCTTTCAAGCCAATGCGCGTTCCGAGCTGCTGCCGACCGACGGGCCTGTCAAGATCCGCGACGACAACAACAACGGAAATTTGCAAGAAGATCAATTGGCTAACGCTTTGGAGCGTGACCTCAACCACTTCCTGACGGCTGTTGCGACCGAGTATTACCCCGACACCGACCGCATGCTGTTGATGCTGGGATTTGGCGGCACCGCCTTCAAAAAAGGCTATTTCTGCCCGCTCCGCAATCGGCCTGTGCTTGAGTCGGTCGATGCCGACGATCTGATTGTCAACAACTCAGCGACCGATCTGGCCAATGCCCGCCGCATCACCCATCGCGTGATCATGAAACCGTCAACAGTGAAGCGCCTGCAGATCCTTGGCGTGTACCGAGATGTTGACCTAAGCCAAGCCAAAGAGCGCGAATTGGATGCCGTGCAGCGGGCCAAGAACTCGCAGCAGGGCATTTCCGATGATTCGGGCCGCGCCGAAGACCGTGACCGCGAAATCTATGAAATCTATTGCGAATTGGACATCAAAGGCTTTGAGCACAAGTACAAGGGCAAAGAGTCCGGCCTTGAGATCCCGTACCGCGTAACCATCGACGTCAGCTCAAAAGAAATCCTGTCAATCGTTCGCAATTACGATGAAGACGACCAAGAGCTGCCAGAGGCACGCAAAAACTTCGTTAAGTATACGTTTGTGCCTGGAATGGGGTTCTATGATATTGGTTTGCTTCACATCTTGGGCAACACGACTAATGCAATTACTGCGGCGTGGCGGGAACTGCTAGACGCTGGCATGTACAGCAATTTTCCTGGCTTCCTCATGGCGGACATGGGCGCACGCCAAAACACCAACATCTTCCGCATTCCGCCAGGCGGTGGCCAGTTGATCAAGACCGGCGGCATGTCGCTGCGCGATGCAATCATGGAATTGCCGTACAAGCCGCCGTCACCTGCGTTGATGCAGTTGGTCGATAACATGGCTACGACCGGCATGCGGATCGGCGGCACGTCTGAGCAGCAAGTGGGCGAAGGCCGCGCCGACGCGCCGGTCGGCACCACTTTGGCCATGATCGAGCAGGCAGCCAAGGTCATGAATGCCGTGCATAAACGCATGCACGCAGCTCAGGCTGAAGAGTTTCAGATGCTGGTTCGGTTGTTTAAAGAAAACCCCGAAAGCTTTTGGCAACGCAACAAAAAACCTGCTTTGTCATGGGATGAGCAGACGTTTTTGCAGGCGCTTGACGATTGTGAGCTGGTGCCACAGGCAGATCCCAACACCGCGTCGCATGGCCAACGCATTATGAAAATCATGGCGTTGAAGCAATTGCAGCAGCAAAATCCGTCGATGTATGATCCGATTGCGATTGATACGGCGGCACTGCAAGCCATTGGCTGGTCGAACCCGCAGCAATTCTTGGCGCCTCCGCAGGCACAGGCTTCACCGCCCCCAGAACTGCAGGAAAAGATGGCCAAGATGAAGGTGGCGCAGCAGGATGCGGACACCAAGCGCATGGTGGCGCAGGCCAAGATCGCGCAATTGCATCAAGGCGGTGCGGGTGCGGGCGTTAAGCCAGCGAACCCGTTGGAAGCCATGAACCTGCAGGTCAAGCAGCAGGAAGTGCAGCAAAAGGCGCAAGACGCCATGCTCGATTCCGAGAACCGCAAGCGCGACCGCGAAAGCCGCGAACGCTTGGCGGCCATTCGGCTTGCCGAGGATATGGCCAAAAATCCTGCTGGCATCCCGATTATCAACAGCGTTGTGTCGCCTGACCTGTTGAAGCGTTTGGAAGATAACGAGCCACCCCTTAATGGCAGCGCACAAGGGCCGCAGCAATGAAGCACGACCACGCAAAAATGATCCGCCACGCTATGATCATTGCCAAGCATTTGGCGTCGGGTGGCCATGTTATTTTGACGCACAGACGGCATCTTGAAAGCGGGGGTGATGGTGGTGGTAGCGTTCAAGACTCATCGCCGTCTGACACGCCTGCTCCAGCACCTTCTACGCCCGCGCCTGAGGCATTAGATCCGGTTAAAATGAAGGGTGCGCCGCTCGATTTTGCCCATTTAAACTTGCCAGCAAGCTTTACGCAAGGGTTTGTGCCTTCGCCTGCAAACAATGTCGCCATGCCGCCGATGATGCCGCGCGGCTATGAAAGCCTGCCGTTGCCTAATTCGAGCGGCATGCCGCCATTTAACCCGATGTCATACTTTATGCCGGAGCAGGCGCCGTTGGCTCAGGGGCCACGCACGTTTGCCCGTGGCGGATATGCAACCGATGGGTCGGTGGATGACCCTGTTGTGTCGCCTATGGGCGATACTTTTATTTCAGCGCCGCAACAAGATTATAGCAATGAGCCTGGTTATGACATTGTTCGTAAAGCTCAAGATGTTGTTGCCGATTATGGCAAACGTGCTGGCGAACCATTGAAAGATGCCGCTCAAAATTATTTGGAAAACGTCTACAAAGAAGCCGGTGAAGGCAGCCATATGATGAGCGAATCGGGGAAATCGCTTCGCATGGAAAATGGGCGTTTGCCAATCAATGCAATGTGGCAATACCCAATGGGGGCTATTCAAACGCTTTCTTCACCATTGACAGGCGGGGTAGAATCCGGCGCACAATTCCTTACAAATGTTACAGGAGATCCAACTTTTGGTGAAAAAGCAGGATTTTTGGGCAATTTAGTTGGGCCTGGTGAAGCTAAATTGGGCGCAAAAATGGCTATGGCCGCCATCCCTGGCGCTAAAGACGCTTCTGCCGCATTGAAATTAGCCCGCGAAGTAAAACCTGTAGCTGAAGCACAGCGCGGAATTTTAGCAACGCCAGATTTGCGCCAATTGTCGCGGGATGAAGCAATTGAAGTTGCTAGAAATGAACCTCATTTGATTCAAGATTCAACCGGCCAATATGTTGGAGCGCCTCGCGGGGTTGACAGCCCTGAAAAAATTAAAGCAATGCGCGAAGCTTTTGACAAAGACGTTGCAGCCGGTGCTGAGGGCGGTGATTGGTATGAACGCGCTCGTGAATTTAATAGAGAAGTGGCTGGAGACAATCCTTACCGCCAAAGGTTGACGGCCAATGAACAGGCATTGTGGTCGGCCCAAGCCAATCCAGATACCAATCAAGGATTTGCTTTGAATGCTCGCACTGATTATGAAGCAGGTGTGCCTAAAGAAAAATACCGCACCGGACAGCAAGCCAGAAATTACATAGAAGCCCGTCAAGCATTGGATGAGGCAAAAGAAAATAAAGCTACCGAAGGGATGATGGGCCATAACCAAGGCCCAGCAATGGACGTTGATTTGAGTGACAACCCCGATGTCACAGGGTTGGCACGGCTTGGCAAAAAAACTGGTATCTATGGCCAACATCTTGACCCAACTGTTCCACCTGCTACAACCGGCACAAACGATATTTGGCACGCACGCGGGTTTGGGTACACCAACAAAGATGGCAGCACTTTTAGCCGCGCATTATCTGACCAAGAGCATCGTTTCCTTGATTACGAAACCATGCTTGCCGTTGACCGCGCCAATGCTGCAAACCTTGCGGGTAGAAACAATTGGACGGGTGCCGAAATTCAAGCTGCCCCTTGGGTTGCGGGCAAAGGTCGCGCAATGGCAAATCGTGGCAATATGACACTTGAACAAGGCATTGCTGAAGCTTCTAAAACTTATCCTGACACTGCGCCTAAGTACACAATGAGTACGCCTATTGAACAAATACCAGGCGCATCTACTGGTCTGTTGCCCAATTTGATTGATGCCGATCAGGCGACCAAAGAAGCATTTACAAAAAGAGCGGATTGGAAAGATCCAAACGGTCGTGACAAGTTGTGGGATGAATTAAATTTTGATACTCGCCGCACAAATGACGCGCAGGGCGCATATCGCAATTCTGCTGGTGAATTGGAATTTAATCCAGTTGAAGTTGGCAGGCCTATGACTGGTTTTGAATCCAATGCACAGGGCAACCCAATAGTTAATCCTGCAGCACAAGCTGGTTTCAGCATGGGTCAGGCAGCGCGTGGATTGGTGGATTTTCAAGAGGGAACGCCATGGAATAAATTTATTACCCATGGTGCTGGCCCAGATAAAACATCGATTCACATGAATATTGGCCGCAACGCAACAAATGAAGAGCTTCAAAAACTTGAAGAACTTGGTCAAAAACATGGGTTGATGCTAACCAATACGGAAGGTGGCGTAGGCTTTATCAATTTTAAAGATGGGCAAACAACAACTAGCGTGGGCAAAGATTTGCGCCAAGGTCTTATGAAAGACATTAAAGACATTTTGCCTGACGCGGATGTAAAACGCGCAAGATTTAATGGTGATTATTTTGATTTGGCTGAAGAGGGCGTTCGCCAAATTGCAAAAGAAAATCAAGGTCAAGGATTGGCCACCAAAAAATTATTTGACACTTTGTCAGAATTAAAAGCCCAAGCCCCTAATTATTACGAACGCATTCTTGATAGCCAAGTGATTTCTGACAAAGCAAAAGCAAACCTTGACCGCCTTATAGAATATGGCGGCAAAGGTCAGCGTCCAGATTATGAACGGCTTCTCAAAATTATTGGTGAAGACAAATATCGCGGTTTGTTAGACCGCGTTAATAAACTTGGCTATCAAGGTCTTCCTGTGGCCGCTGGTGCAGTGGGACTGCAAGGCGTTCGTTCAAATTCATCTTCGTCCAAAGATCAATAGGAACTATTTCGTCATGATTTACAAAAAAATTGACATAGTTCCTGCGAGATTGATCGTAATAAGACCAATATCGTCCTTTTTTGGCCTTTGCGAGCATGTCTGGAACGCCTTTTTTGCGAAATTGTTCGCACAAATACCCATTACTAGACATATCAATCTCCATAAAATCAAAAAAGTAAATGTAACCATTTTTGACAAAATGTCAAACGCAATCATGGCAGGTGCCAAGATCAAGTGGGACGCCACTTGTAAAATCCTAGCTAGGAGTAAAGACAATGTCTGAATCTGCAAAGTCTGCCCGCAAGGCGGCTGCAAGTAAAGTCCAGAGGCTGGTCGGGCCAGATCCGCGCGGCACGCCAATCGATGCATCCGGCTACACACCGCCCGACGCGCTTGAAACAGGCGTACAGACGGGCATGCGCCCTGTCAGCAAACGCCAATTTAAAAAGGGCGGTAAGGTCGTTGGCAAGGTGCATGGCGCAGCAGCGCATCACCACGCAGGTCGCAAGCCGCGCAAGTCAGGCGGCAGTGCAATGCCTCCCGTTGACCGGCTGATCAACCGCGATTTGAAGAAGGCCAATGAATACCGCGACGGTTCAAAGCACATTGGCGGCATGAAAAAGGGCGGTCGCATCCATAAAGACATGGGCGGCATGATGAACCCGCAGGCAGCAGGCGCCATGCAAGATCCGCGCATGATTGCCGCGCAACGCATGGCAGCATCAAACCGCGCTGGCGTTCCGCAGGCCATGCTACAGTCAATGCCCACCAGCTCAAAGATTTCACGCGGTGCAGGCCTTAAAAAGGGCGGGCATGCACATCGGTCGCATAAGAATGATGGTGGCGTTCCTGTGCCTCCTACGATGCCTGACGACATCCGTGCGCTTCGCAACCGTTCACGCGCATTGCCTGGCGATGACATCACGACATCGACCGGCGCACGCACTGAGAACCGCAAGCACGGCGGCAAAATACCGCACCCAGACGAGGCAGCAGACAAGCAATTGATCAAAAAGATGGTCAAGGGCAAGGCCTTGAAGTGCGGTGGCGGTTCCCTGTCAAAGGAAACCGGCACCCGTCCGACTGGTGGCCGCATGGCACGCAAAGAAGGTGGCCGCACCGGCAAGGGCAAGACCAACGTCAACATTGTGATTGCAGGCCATGGCCAGCAGCCGCAGGGTGGTATGCCCCCGATGGGTGGCATGCCTCCTAAACCGCCAGGCGCTGTTCCTGTTCCTATGCCCGCAGGCGCTCCTCCAATGGGCATGCCGATGGGTATGCCTATGGGTATGCCGATGCCAATGGGCGCACCTCCAATGCCTCCGCAGGGCGGCGCTGGTATGCCTCCAATGGGCCGCAAGGCTGGTGGTCGCACATACCGCCGCGAACAAGATATGGACGCCGGATCTGGCAGCGGCTTGGGCCGTTTAGAAAAGGTGCAGATCCAGAAGCGCCACTAAGTTTTGTTGGGTGCCTCCTGTTCCAACAAAAGAGCGACCGGCAGTTCCCCCTCTCCCTGCCGGTCGCTTCCTACCAATGAGAGGGAAAATGAGAGGGAAACATGCAATCGTACAATGACTTTTACGAACGCAAACTGAAAGAACTGATCCATGACAGCATGGAGCGCGTAACAGACGTTTTAATTAACGGTTACGCGGTCACGGATCACGCGCACTATCGTTATTTGACAGGTCAAATTGTTGGCCTTCGTGCGGCACTTGAACTGTGCGACGAGGCAAAAGACTTGGCAAATAAAGCTTTACGTTAAAAGAGGGGAACTACAATGGCACTTAAAATGAACCATGCGGTCGATCCGCGCGAATCTATTTTGAAAAGCGTTGGCGACTTGTCGTCAATCGAAATTTTCAACAATCAAATCCTTGTCGCAATTTATATCCGGCCCGAAAAAACGGTCGGCGGCATTCTTTTGCCCAATCAAACCCGCGATGAGGACAAGTGGCAGGGCAAAATGGGCCTTGTTCTGAAGAAAGGACCGTCGGCATTTGTTGATGAGTCACAAAATTGGTTCAACGGCATCGATGTTGCCGTTGGTGATTGGGTTTTCTTCCGCCCTTCAGACGGTTGGGGACTTGAAGTAAATGGTGTGTTGTGTCGCCTGCTCGATGACACTGTCATCCGTGGTCGCGCACCAAACCCAGATGTAATTTGGTAAGGATATAAATTATGGCGAAGAAATCAAAAGATATTGAACTTGAATTAGAGCCAACGCCAGCCGAAATCTCTGAGCCTGAACTTGAAATTGTTCACGCAGATGAGCCAAAAGCTGACGAGCCGGTCATTTTGACGCCCGAAGACGGCATCAAAGAATTGCAGGCAAAGCTTGAAAGCGAGCGTCAAGCCCGCATTCAGGCCGAAAAACGTGCTCAAGAGGCAGCGCAACGCGAGTTTCAAGCGAAAAATGAGACTGAAGACACACAACTTCACCTCATTAAGAACGCGATGGACACCGTCAAGCGCAACAATGAAATTTTGAAGGGCAATTACCGCGAGGCAATGGCCATTGGTGACTATGATGCAGCCGCCAACATTCAAGATGCATTGTCGGCAAACCATGTGAAGCTTTCGCAGCTTGAAGCGGGCCATAAAGCCATGCAGGAGCGCCCAAAACAGGCGCCACCTAAGCCGCAATATGCTGATCACATTGAAGCATTGGCGTCGCAGGTCACTGCACCGTCAGCGGAATGGCTTCGCGCTAATCGTGATCGTTTGGGCAACCAAAAAACGATTGATAAAATGTTTCGCGCACATGCCGATGCACTCGATGATGGTGTTATTCCTGACTCAAAAGAATATTTTGAGTACATCGAGGGCCGTTTGGGCTTCCAAAAGCAGTATCAAACGCAGGCTGAGATCGATCCATTTGCCGATACCGCCAAAGTGACACAGCGCCGCACGGCTCCGCCTGCAGCGCCTGTTTCCCGAAGTGGGAATGGCACTGGATCTTCGCCAAATGTTGTGCGTTTGACTGCCGCAGAGCGCGAAATGGCGCAAATGATGGGCATGTCCGACCGTGACTATGCGCTAAACAAGATCGCGCTTCAGCGCGAAGGCAAACTTAATTAAGGATATTGAAAATGGAACCCGCAAAAGCAACAACTGGCCGTGCTCGCGCAAAAACTTCGCGTTTTGCAAAGCCTGTCGAAAAAACTTCACCATCTGAAGTGACTCAAGAGGCAATGAACGAAGCAGCTTCGCTTCGTCAAGCGCCTCGCCCCAACCTGCGCGAAGAAAGTTCGCTTGAACGCGCCAAGCGTCGTGCTGCCGAGTTAAAGGGCAGCCTGACGTCAATGGATGACACGCCTGACGAGTTTGCCATCCCTGCACATATCATCCCCGAAGGGTGGTCGTATGAGTGGAAGCGCAAAAGCGTGTTTGGCCAAGAGGATTCATCATACATGATGAGCCAAGAGGCGCGCGGTTGGGAACCAGTGCCTGCGTCACGCCATCGTTCAATGATGCCTGAAGGGCATTACAACACGATTGAACGTAAAGGCATGATCCTGATGGAACGTCCAAAAGAAATTACGGACGAAGCAAAGCGTCAAGATCGCATGCGTGCAAGGGATGCTGTTAAGAGCCGCGAACAGCAGCTTGCGGAAGCACAAGCAGGCCAATTTGCACGCAATAAGCCAACGATTTCCAAGGGTTACGAGCCAATGGCTATGCCTGAAGAATAAGAATATGGCCCCCCAGAGATGGGGGGCTTTACTTTCTATACAAACGTGTCTATTTTTCGCAATGCTTCCATGTGAAGTCTCTTCCTCGGTGTGAAGAGTTAGCCCTTTCCGGTTTCTAGTCGCCTCGGTGTGCGATGATTGGAACCTCCTGTAAAAAGGAGAACCCGTCATGGCAAATACCTTTGCGCCAAACGGTTTTCAGCAATATCAAGGCACTGGTGCGACTCCGTCGTATGAACAGACTGCAATGGTTATTGCCTCTGGCAATACCACACCCATTTTTATCGGTGACCCCGTAGTTATGTCCGCAAACACCACTGGTGTTGGCACCGGCTACATCAACCAAGCCTACGGCCCCGTTGTTTTGACGGTAGGTGCGACCGGCATTGCCACCAGCTCCGCTGGTACTTTGACCGTCACCTTTACTGCCGCAACCACTTCAACCAGCGGCAACTTGCCTTCTTCCCCCAACGCTTGGGCGCCTCCTGTTGGTTCCTACATCACGATCACTGGCTCGACCACTGCATCTGGTGTTAACCTGAACGGCACATTCCAAGTCACCTCATCCACAACCACCACTGCAGTTTGCAACACCTACGGCTTGCAGACGCCAAGTGTTACCTCGAACGCTTCGGGTACTGTTACCTGCTACGTTCCGGTCGCTGGCGTGTTTGCTGGATGCCGTTACCTCTCCACTTCGCAGAAGCGCGTTGTGTGGGGTAACTACTGGCCTGGCGCGGATGCAACCGGCGACGTGACAGCTTATGTCATTACCGACCCGAATGCTCAGTTCATTGTACAGACTGCAAACTCCAACACCACTGCTTCTGCAGTTGGTTTGGCTTCTGTCGGCCAGAACATTTCGTTCAATTACAATGACTATACCGCAACCGGTGAAACCCTCGGTAACACCGCAAACGGTTTGTCCACCTTCTTTGCCGATCAGTATTCACTGATCGCAAACTCAAGCGCGGGTTCGGCTTCAAACAGTTTCCTGCCATTCCGCATCATCAGTCTTGCCAACTATACGCCTGGTCAGACTAGCCCGCTGGTTTCCATCAACGGAAACGATAGCACAACCGCTTACAACAAGATCATCGTCGGGTTTAACAACTCAATGATGAAAGCTCTTGCTGGTATCTAAGGGAGTAAGGTAAAATGGCTGTCAATCTTTCGGCGATTAAAGATCTTCTCCTGCCAGGTCTTCGTGGTATCGAAGGCAAGTACGAGATGATCCCATCTCAGTATGACAAAATCTTCACCAAGCACGATTCGAAGCTTGCTCTCGAACGTACTGCTGAACTGCGCTTCTTGGGCCTTGCCCAGTTGAAGACTGAAGGTGGTCAGACTGCATTCGACAACGGCGCTGGCGAGCGTTATGTGTACAACCAAGAACATACCGAAATCGGTCTTGGTTATGCCATCACCCGTAAAGCCATCGACGACAACGTCTACAAAACCCAGTTCCATCCATCCAACCTCGGCCTTGTGGAAGCTTTCCAACAGACCAAGGAAATTTATGGTGCGAGCATCCTGAACAACGCACAGACCTACAACTCAGCAGTTGGCGGTGACGGCGTTGCTCTTTGCTCTGCTTCGCATCCTATCGATGGTGGTACTGTCGCAAACACACCAACCACTCAGGTTGACCTGAACGAATCAACATTGCTCAACGCAATGATCCAGATCCGTACGGCGTTTAAAGACCAAGCAGGTCTGAAGGTGTTCGCACGCGCCAAAAAACTTATCGTTCCGCCTCAGTTGGAACCTGTTGCAATCCGTCTTACCAAGACTGAATTGCGCCCAGGCACTGCCGACAACGACGTGAACGCTTTGCTCACAACCGCCGGTGGCTTGCAAGAAGGCTACATGACCAACGACTTCTTGACCTCGCAGTATGCTTGGTTCCTGCTCACAAACATTGATGGTCTCTCTTATATGGAGCGTGTCAAATTTGAGACGGATATGCAGGTGGACTTCGTCACTGACAACCTTCTGGTTAAAGGTTACGAGCGTTACTCCTTCGGTTACTACAACTGGCGTTCAATCTTCGGCTCATTCCCAACCTTCTAAGATCGGAGATAGTCAATGTCTATCACAACCTTCTCCGGCCCCCTTCTTACGTTTGGGCAGAGTCCGTACAACCCTCTGGAGTACAATCCAGAATTGGGGCCGTCGGCTTTTTACGCTGGTGCGGGGATTCTTGATCCCCGTATTCCCTACACCTATCTCGCTGGTCAAAATTTTGGTGCCTTTACAGGCATGTTCTTGGGTTTCGATAACATCACAACCCTGAACATTGTTCCGTACACCAATTCCACAGCGGCAATTGTTGCCTCGGCAAACCCAACGTCAGCAAGCCTGACGCTTGTGTCTTCCGCGTCAACGACGACTGGTGTTTCGATTGTCAGCCAGATCGTTCGCGCCGACACCGGCGTGGTTGATACCAATGGCGGCGCTGGTTTCGTGGCTCTTGACTCCTACACTTCGGTGTCTGGCTACATTTCCAACGGCACTTCTGGGACTGCGGGTAACACACTGATTGTTTCAACGGCCAGCAACGGTCCTTTGGCAATTGGCATGGTTATCAGCGGCACTGGTATTGCTTCTGGGACAACCATTACGGGCTTTGGTCCGACAGTTGGCGCTACCCTTTCTAACGGCGCTTCTGGTGTTGGTTTTACTGGTTCGTACACTGTAAGTGGCCCTGCGGTAGCTGCTGGCACAAGCGGTTCGCCAATCACGATTACCGCTTCGCTTAACAACGCAATAAGCGCACCATTGTCCAACGCCATTCCGCAAGGTTCGGCTGGAACGATCAACCTGTGGAACCCACAGGCGGTGCTTGGTCGTTGTTTGACCTATACTGCTGCTGCAAGCGCGACTTACACGACTGCGACCACCAATGGGTATGACATTTACGGTTGGCCAATGACCGAACAAGTCACCCTTACGGCTGGTAGCACCGTGACCGGTAAAAAAGCGTTTAAGTACATTCGTTCCGTCACTCTTTCTGGCGGCACGGCTGATACGACCCACGCTTATTCCATCGGCACAAGCGCACTTGTGGGCCTTCCTCTTCGTGCTGACTCGTCAGGCGAACTTACAGCAGCAGCAGCGGCTTCGCTGTCTGTGCTGAACCCTGTGACAAACTTCACCGGTTTCGTTGCCGCTGTAAACACCTACCCGACTGCCACGACTGGCGACGTTCGTGGGACAATTGATCTGTCAAATGCGACAGGTTTCAATTTGACCCCTGCAACGGCAACCAATCGTTATGTGGTTCGTCAATCGCCCCAACCTTACAACGTCAGCTCTGCTGCCGGTCTGTTTGGTCAAACCCAGTATGCCAACTTCTAAGGAGTAGACCGATGAAAGGTCATAAGGCACATCACCACGAGCATGGCGGTAAGGCGCACCACACCGCTGAACATCACGCTCATCACGCTAAAAAGCATCATCGCAAGGAAGGTGGCAAAGTTGAGTCCGCTAAAAAGGGCGTCAACGAAGCCGAAATGGACTTGAAGATGAAGCCTATGGAGTACAACCACGGCAATCCTGAGAAGGAAGCCGAGGAAATACACGCCAAGCACGGCGGTCGTGCAAAGCGCAAGCATGGCGGCAAACTGCACGCACATCATGGCCATCACGTTAAACACGTTGGCAAGATGCACGGCGAACATGCCCATCACCATGCTGGCCGCAAGCCACGCAAGTCCGGTGGCCGCGCTGCTGCTGAAAACAACCCCTTTACGTCTGCCCGTCACGGGTCGGCTCCTAAAGGACACAAGGTTGAAGTCGAGACAATGGGTTAATCCCATTGGTGGATTAAACGGGGGTGTAAAAGCCCCCGTTTTACTAATGAGGGTGTTATGACAGCAGCTTGGACGCGCAAGGAAGGCAAAAACCCTTCCGGTGGATTGAATGAAAAAGGCAGGGCGTCGGCCCGCGCCGAAGGCCATAATCTTAAAGCGCCGACTAAAGATGCACACAATGCTCGGCACAAATCTTTTTGCGAACGCATGACTGGAATGAAGCGCAAGCTCACTGGTTCTGCTGCCGCCGCAGATCCTGATAGCAGGATCAACAAATCTCTCAGAAAATGGGGATGCCACTAATGGAAAAGCCATTCTGGGATAAAAAATTGCCTAAAGGCCACGAACACAAGCATTTGGACAAAAAGCAGGTGCAGTCGGCAAAAGCCCGCGCACGCGCTGCTGGCAGGCCATATCCGAATTTGATAGACAATGCTGCGGCTGCTAGAGCCGGACACAAGCGAGGAAAGTGATATGCGTCCTGTAACAGTCA